GCACCCGCTGTTGTGTTAGCTCCTAAAGCGGCTTGACCAATTGCAGTATTACTATCTCCAGTTGTATTTGCATCTAAGGCAGCAGCACCGACTGCAGTATTTTTAGTGCCTGTGGTGTTTAATCCTAAAGAATTATAACCAACTGCGGTGTTGTTAGATGCTGTTGTGTTTGTTGTTAAAGCTAAAGCTCCCACAGCCGTATTAGTAGCGCCTGTAGTGTTAGCGGCTAAAGCAGTTTTACCTACCGCAGTATTAGTAGATCCTGTAGTGTTTGCAGTTAAGGCATAAGAACCAAGGGCTGTATTACCAGTTGCTGTCGTGTTTACTAGTAAAGCACGCGCACCAAATGCTGCATTACCTGCACCAGTAGTGTTTGCTCCAAGAGCAGCATAGCCCATAGCAGTATTTTCATCTGCTGTCGTGTTGGCGTCTAAAGCTAAAGAACCTACAGCGGTGTTGTTAACGCCTGTGGTGTTTGCTCCTAAAGCACTTTTACCAACTGCAACACCATCTGAGCCTGTGGTGTTTATTGCTAGAGCTTCTAAGCCTACTGCCGTGTTTCTAGCACCTGTGGTGTTTGCTGTTAAAGCACTTGTACCTACGGCTGTGTTGTTAGAAGCTAGATTAGCGGCTAAAGCAGTTTTACCTACCGCAACATTAGAAGAACCTGCAATGTTTAATCCTAAAGCACTTGAACCGATAGCTACGTTGCCTAAACCTGTTGTAAGTTTAGTTAACGCTTGTGCGCCTATACCAGTATTATTATCACCACTTGTTAGATCATCGAATACTTCATTACCAAAACCTGTATTATCAGAAGCTGCGTTTAGTGTGCCTGTACCAGCATCGTTGCTGATAAGCATACTGCCTACAAAGTTTGTTTTAGGGCCTGTTATGCCTACTGTATTAATTGTAGAAGAAGCTGTAATTGCTCCATCAACTTGTAGTGTAGAAGCCATATCTACCGCACCATCTATGTCCACGACATCTAGGTTGGCTGTACCTGCAACATCTATTGCACCACTAATATCTAACGTAGCTGCATCAAGCTCACCACTTATAGTAAGGTTTCGTACACCTGTATAATCTTTGTTAGAGTCCAGTATAACAGCTTTAGAAGCTACTGCAGTACCTACTGCTGTACTACCTATGTCTAGAGCATTAAGCTCTCCTACTACGGCTGTGATGCCGTCTAAGGCATTAAGCTCTTCAGGTGTTGAAGTAACCTGAGTATTACTTGCTGCGGCTAATACAGGTACAGCACCTGATACGTTAGGTAAAGTAATTGTTCTATCTGCTGTAGCGTCTACAATAGTAAGTGTAGTTTCGTGTGCGTCAGCAGTAGCGCCTTCAAATATAACAGCATTGTTAGCACTCATAGTAACTGAGTCTACAGTACTAAGTGTACCACTAACAGAGATATTAGTAGCAGAAAGAGTTCCTGTACTTGGGTTGTATTTTAAATCACCATCTGATTCTAAACCTAAGTTACCACCGTCTAAGTCTCCACCTGCTGTAAAGATAATAGCGTTGTTTTCGTTGGTGCTTTCGTTGTCTGTAATTGTAACTGTTGTAGCTATTGCAGATGTACCTGAGTACCCACTAGATGTAATAGTTCCTAATGAACTTCCTGCGTCAGCAAAAGTAACTGTGCCTCCGTCAGCATCAAGAGTTATGTTGCCTGCCACATCTAATGTCATATTTCCAGAGCTTAGAGCTATGGTAGTACCATCAATGTTAAAGTTATCAATATCTATACCAGCATCGGAAGTTATTTTTCCAGCAGAAACTATAGTAGAACTATTAGTTATAGCACCATCTACTTGTAATGTAGAAGCCATATCCACAGCTCCATCAATGTCAACAACATCTAAGTTTGAAGTACCGTCTATGTCTATGTCACCACTAATATCTAGAGATGCACCTGTTAAAACACCAGCAACCGCCAGGGTAGAGGCCATATCTACAGCACCATCTATGTCTACAACGTCTAAGTTTGTAGTACCGTCTACGTCTAGATCACCGTTGAAATCTACGTTACCTGTGACAAGTAATGTAGTTGCCATATTTACAGCGCCATCAATATCCACTACATCTAAATTTGTAGTTCCATCAACATCTAAGTCACCGTTAAAATCTACATTGCCTGCGACTGCAAGTGTTGTAGCCATATCAACTGCGCCGTCTATATCTACAATGTCAAGATTAGATGTACCATCAATATCAATGTCACCTGAAATATCTAGAGAAGCTCCTGTTAGTACTCCTGCAACCGCAAGCGTACTAGCCATATCTACTGCTCCATCAATGTCAACAACATCTAAGTTTGTAATTCCATCAATATCTATGTTACCACTAATGTCTAAACTTGTACCTGTTAATACACCTGTAACACCTAATGTACCTGCAATAGTAGCGTTTACATCTACGTCTAACGTATCAATGTGTGCAGTACCGTCTAAGTATAAGTCTCTCCATTCCTGTGAAGAACTACCTAAATCAAAAGCACTATCTGTGTTAGGAATTATATTACTGTTAATGTCTGCACCAAAGACTACGTTGTCTGCAGCAGAATCACCAAGAGTAAGTGTACCACCGTTAAAAGCTGTAGTACCTGTAACTGTTAAGTTACCACCTACGGCTACGTTACCTGTAGTAGTTATAGCATCTATGTAAGCATTTTTAAAATAAAGAGAACTTGTACCTAGATCAACATCACTGTCTGTAACAGGAGAAACAACACCGTCAGATATTCTTACTTGCTCTACGGCTGCACTAGATACCTGTACAAAGACTCCCCAACGATTATTAGTACTGTCTGCAACAATTTTATTTAAAAAGTCTAAGTCACCAATAGTATGAATATTACCGCCTTGTCCAGCAGTTCCATCGTGTCTGTGGCCTGTAGATGAAGCACTACTTGAGCTATAAGCAAAAGCATTTAAAAGTTGATTATATTCATTGTTAAAAAGCGCGGCAGTTATAGTATCTCCATCTGCTATCGAACTTTGTCTAGTATATGTTTGAGCCATAATTTAATTCTCTCTTATTATTATTGTCTTCCCGATGGTCTGTAGTTTATATATAATCCATTTATTGTGTAAGGAGCATTTGTGTCCTCACTAAAAATTTTAAAGAAGTTACTGTGTCCACTTCCTTGAATAGCCTGTCTTATTAAAGGAGATTCTGCCGCACCAAACTTAACTGTTGCTGCAAATATAGAAGAACCAAAAATAGCAGGATCGTTTGTTTCTAATGAAACATCTGGAGGCTGTATTCTATCTGTAGTGTCAAAATCAAATCTAACTCTTAATGTAGGATCTGTTGCTCCTTCTGGTCTTAAAGATACTTTAACGTGATCTAAAGTTTTTAAAGTTCCGAAGTCTCCGTAATCATAATCAGGTGATTGATACTCTGCTAATATACTTGTTAGAACTCCTTCAGGATTAAAAGAACTTCCTGTATCGTGGTTATAAATATAACCGTTCCTATCTCCGTGATAAACTTTTTCTTTACCTGCAAAGTTAAAACCAGAAGCTATAGCAGGGGCTTGTATACCTCTTACTTCTGTCCATTCAAATCCTCTAGCTGTGAGAGTTCCTGTAATACCTTTTGAGTTTAATGTAGATTCTGCAGAACCGCTATAGTACATTCTATACTGAGACTTATCTCTAAGTACTACACTGCTAAATTCATAATCAACAATGTTATCAAATATTCCGTTTACAATAGGTTGTATCATTTTACTAACAGTTCCTAACTCAACGTCACCAATTCTTGCTGTACCTGCAATAGTTCTGAAACCATCAGGAGCGAGGAAAAGCAAGTCACCTGCAAACTCTTGTATAGTTTTACCGTCTACACAACCTACGTTCTTTGTAACTGGTACTATTGCTATTGTACTTGAATCATTTATGTTTTGTAACTTATATATAGAGTTTCTACAGAATACAAAAAGCTCGTTACGGAAAGATTTTAAACCTACTACTTGATCGTCTAGTACAATACTGCCTGATCCTGTAGAAGTAAAATCATCTATGTCACTTGTACCACTATAGAATATAGTATTTAAAGCTGTAGCTGCACCTGCAACTACTAAATGTTTATCGTGGATTACACAGAACTTAGGGAAATGTGTACCACTTACTGTTATTTCTTTTGCAAAAAAAGTTCTACTACTTAATGCATCTCCAGTACCTGTCATCTTAAAATAGAAAGGTTTTACTCCAGAGCCTTCGTCAGTAATAATAACTTCACCGTATGTAGTATTACCTTCAAAGGTTGCAAAGTGTGCTTTACCTTGAGAAGTTCTAGTTGAAGCACTACGACCTGAAAAGGTACTAAAGTTATCTCCACCACCTGCTACACTAGCTTTATTAATCTGTAACCAACTATCACCGTCTTGACTAAAGTATATATTAGTACCTGAAGAAGCTATTACACCGTCAGCATATACAGTCATACCTAATATTTCATTAGA